AGTCCCGCACGTAGAAGAAGAGTTTGAGGGCGGTATCGTCAAAGCAGATGACACCAAACGAGTCGAGGAGCAGACCACCGTGGTTTTGTTCGTCGTCAAGATGGGTGATCAGTGTTATGCCGACAAAGAACGCTTTCCGACTGGCCCTTGGTGCAAGGAAGGTGATTTTGTCTTGACCCGTCCGTATTCAGGCACCCGCGTGGTCATCCACGGCAGGGAGTTCCGCATCATTAACGACGACACCGTTGAGGCTGTCGTGCAAGACCCCCGTGGCATTCGCCGCGCATAAAGGAGTAAATCATGGCTGAGCAAGAAGAGTTTAAATTTCCTGACGAAGTTGAAAAGGAAAAGCCTTCCGCTGTGGAGGAAGACCTAAAAGTTGAGGTAATAGACGACACTCCTCCCGAGGACAGGGGCCGTAAGCCTCTTCCTAAAGACATGGTAGAGGAGTTGGAGAAGGACGACCTTGAGGAGTATTCCGACAAGGTTAAAAAGCGCCTCTCCCAGATGAAGAAAGTCTGGCACGACGAGCGTCGTGAGAAGGAACGCGCCCAGCGCGAAAAGGAAGAAGCCATCCGCTTTGCGGTAATCCGTGAAAATGAGATTCGTGCCCGTGAGAATGAGATTCAGCAGTTAAAGCGACGATTGGGCAACGGAGAGCGAGTTTATTTTCAGGAAGTCAGTAAAGCCGCAAGCAACGACCTGATTACGTCGAAGGAGCGGCTAAAGCAGGCTTATGAAGCGGGAGATGCGGAGAAAATTGCCGAAGCGCAAGAAGCATTAACCGAAGCCAAGTTCCGTATAAAACAACTTGAGAATTTCCAACCCTCTTTACAACCAGAGGAATTGGTAGTACAACCGACTCAACAGTACCCAGTGCCCCCGGCATCTCCGCCTGCGGATCCAAAAGCAGAAGCATGGCGCGAGAAAAATTCGTGGTTTGGCACCGACGAGGAAATGACCGCCCTCGCCTTGGGACTGCATGAAAAATTGGTCCGGTCTGGGGTAGATCCGCGAAGCGACGATTACTACGACCGAGTTAACGCGACTATGAAGAAGCGTTTCCCTGACTACTTCAACGAAGATGTAGCCGAGGAGAGGCCGACTCAAACGAGACAGGACGAAAAGCCTGCTCGCACTAAACCAGCCAATGTAGTGGCTCCGGTAACGCGGGGAACCGCGCCGCGTCAGGTCCGCCTGACACCGACTCAAGTTGCTATCGCCAAGAAACTGGGACTGAGCAACGAGCAGTACGCACGAGAACTTTTCAAACTGGAGGCTAACTAAAATGGCTGAGAATAGACTTGCACGCGAACTCGAAAATCGAGAATCCGCACAACGCAAAATGGCGTGGACCCCGCCCCAAACGCTCCCTGAACCGGAGCCGCAGGATGGTTGGGTATTTCGCTGGATCCGGACCAGTATTATGGGTCAACCCGATCCCTCTAATACGTCTGCAAAATTTCGGGAAGGTTGGGAGCCTGTGAAGGCCGAAGACCAGCCCAAACTGATGCTACAAGCCGACCCGAACTCCCGATTCAAAGGGAACATCGAAATCGGCGGGCTGTTGCTCTGCAAGGCTCCAACTGAACTGATGAAGCAGCGTGATGATTATTACGCCAAGCAGGCTCAGGCTCAGATTCAGTCTGTGGACAACAGTTTTATGAGGCTAAACGACGAGCGTATGCCGCTCTTTAACGAGAGAAAGACTACGGTCTCGTTTGGCAAGGGTAAATAACTTTCTTTTGGAGTAACTAATGGCATATCCTACTGTTGACAAGCCGTATGGCTTGAAGCCGGTCAATCTGATCGGCGGGCAGGTGTTTGCCGGGGCCACGCGCCAGCGTCGTATTGCGTCCAGTGCTTCGAGCATTGGCTACGGCGATCCGGTTCAGTTGACCTCAAGCGGCACCATCTCTGTTTCCACCTCGACGACGACTGCTCCGACCGCCGGTTTTGCCGGTGTGTTCTTGGGCTGCTCGTTTGTCTCCAGCGTGACGGGTCAGCCGACCTACTCGCAGGCTTGGATTTCGGGCACTTCGGTGAAGTCCGGCACGTTCGTTACGGCGTACGTGGCTGATGATCCGGACACCCTGTTCAAGGCTGTGGGCGTTTCGGCGTCTTTGAACGTCTCCACGACGAGTGGGTTCACGTACGAGGATATTGGTGCGAACGTCGCCCTCGTTGATGAGGCACTCAGCACTGTTACGAACGACTCGCAGCGGGGCCTCCTGCTGTCGTCGGTTGCGACCACCCGGTCTCTGCCGATGCGTATCGTTGACGTTGTTGAAGACACGGCGTTTGTTTCAGGCGGTACCACCTACTACCCCGAAGTCATTGTTAAGTTCAATGCCCCGTATACCACGGGTGTTTCGGGTGTGGTTGAAGGTGGCCACGCTTATTACAACCCGCTCGGCATTTAATAGGGGAGTTCTAAGAAATGGCTATTTCACGTGCACAATTACTTAAGGAACTCCTGCCGGGTTTGAACGCCCTGTTCGGCCTTGAGTACAAGCAATATGGTGAGGAGCACAAGGAGATCTACGAGACTGAGACCTCCGAGCGTTCCTTTGAAGAAGAGACCAAACTTTCTGGTTTCAGCGCCGCTCCGGTAAAGGCCGAAGGTGCTGCGATTGCGTATGACAACGCACAGGAAGCGTGGACTGCTCGTTACAGCCACGAGACCATCGCTCTCGGCTTCTCCATCACGGAAGAAGCGGTTGAAGACAACCTGTACGACTCGCTCAGCAAGCGTTATACGAAGGCTCTTGCTCGCGCCATGGCGTACACGAAGCAGGTCAAGGCGGCTTCTGTCCTGAACAACGGCTTCTCGTCCAACTACGTTGGTGGTGACGGCAAGGCCCTGTTCGCGGCGGATCACCCGCTTGTCTCGGGCGGCTCCAACAGCAACCGTCTGACGGCCTCGGACCTCAACGAAACTTCGCTTGAGGCTGCGGTTATTCAGATCGCTGGTTGGACCGACGAGCGTGGACTCCTCATCGCGGCGAAGCCTCGCAAACTCATCGTGCCCCCGGCATTGATGTTCACTGCGAAGCGACTCCTCGATACGGAACTGCGTGTGGCGACGGCGGACAACGACATCAACGCTCTCAAGGCGATGGGGTCGATTCCGGAAGGCTATACGGTCAACCACTTCTTGACGGACACGAACGCTTGGTTCCTTACGACCGACGTTCCGAACGGCATGAAGCACTTTGTCCGTACTCCGCTCCAGAACTCAATGGACGGAGATTTCGATACTGGTAACGTCAGGTATAAGAGCCGTGAGCGTTACTCGTTCGGGTGGTCTGATCCTCTGGGCATGTTCGGTTCGCCGGGTTCGTCCTGATAAAAGCGCTGTAAAATCAACACTTTACGTTGATTGGGAAGGGGGCCGAAAGGCCCCTTTCTTTTTGTCTTGACGAAACCGCCCACAGCGTGTAGTTTACGGTCTTCGTTCTATTTGTAGCGGAGATACATATGAAACAGCCAGTCATATATCGGATACGAAACGTAACCAACGGAAAGTTTTACGTCGGTAGTACCGTCAATACTCAAGAACGGTTTCGCACCCATCGTAAAAAATTACGTACCGGCAAACACCACTGCGCGCATTTGCAGGCTGCTTGGAACAAGTACGGGGAAGACTGCTTCAAGTTTGAAGTTGTAGAAGTTGTTGTCGGGCAGGATCTTCAGGCCGTTGAAGATGAATGGCTGACCAAATACGTGGGTAAACCCGAATGCTACAACGTAGGACTACGTTCTGGTGCGCCGTGGCGGGGAGTTGCCAAAGAGAAACACCCTAATTTTGGTCGTCCTAGAAACGACGCCGAACGCCAAGCCATCTCTCAGTCTTTGCGGGAGTTTTACGCCGCTAACCCCAACAACCACCCCCGTGCGGGCAAGAAGCATTCAGACGAGGCTAGAGCCAAGATCAGGGCTGCAATACAGGGCAAGATTGCCTCGGGGGAGAAGCACTATCGGTATGGGCAGACTCTCTCGGAAGAAGTACGCAAGAAGATTGGCGATGCCCAACGTGGGGTAAAGAAGGCTCCTAGGAAGATTACAGAGGAGGGCATGGCGAAGATTCGCGCTGCCGCAGCGGCAGGGCGGTACAGCCACATGAAAGGCAAAAAACTCAGTACGGAAGTGCGGGAGAAAATGAGCCGCAAAGTATTCGTTATGCCGGACGGGATCATGTTCCCATCGTTAACCCAAGTGCTGCTGTATTACGGCCTCAAAATGCCAACGCTTCAGAGGGCTTTAAAGTCTGGAAAACCTATCAGCAAGGGGCGTTTAACGGGGTATACGTTTCAGTATTCCGACTATGGCCAAGTGACGGAGCAGGATCGCGCATTGATTGCAGCGAAGATTGTTGACACCCCAAACCCAGCAGCGTATACAGAGTCATCGGGAAAAATCCGCATACCAGACAGCCCCGACTGACGACATGCAGACTGGTGTGCTTGACTCGCATGTGAGGTATTTACAATGGCACGTACAACTTTTTCCGGCCCGGTTAAGTCTGACAACGGCTTCGAGGGCAGCGTCGAAGGCACCACGGTTATCGCTACGGCGACCCTCGTTATCGGCAGCAGCATCCTGACGACGGGCAGTGTCGCTTCGGGTGTTGTCGGTACTGACCAGAAGGGTTATCTCCCGGTCAAGATCGGCGCGACGACCAAGTACATCCCGCTGTACACGACCCTGACTCTGTAAGAGTTCGTGGGGGGCGTTAAGCCCCCTTCTTCCATTACAGGAGATTCGGGATGGGTATGCAAACAGATGTCTTAGCCAGTAAGGTCGCTACGGCGGCTGGCAATTTATTGGACCAAAACAGCCTTGTTATTGGGCGTAACCGCGTTAAGGCAATTTACATCGTTCCTGACTCGGGCGCTGGTACGGTTACGTTTCTTGATGGCGGTGCAAGCGGCCCTACCAAGATTGTGGTGAACACCAAGGCAAGTTCTACTGCCCCAGATTACGTGTTGCTACCGGGCGAAGGGCTTCTCTTCCAAGAGAGCATCTACATCGTGCCGTCAGCCGTAATCTCGACCATGGTGATTTATGGCTAAAACTCCTGCGTGGCAACGCAAGGAGGGTAAGAATCCTGCTGGCGGATTGAACGCCAAAGGCAGGGCTTCCTACAACCGTGCCAATCCGGGTAAGCCGGGTCTGAAGCGTCCTCAACCCGAGGGTGGGGCTCGTAAGAAGTCATTCTGTGCCCGGATGTCGGGTATGAAGCGCAAACTTACGAGCGCCAAGACCGCCAACGACCCCAACTCGCGGATCAACAAATCGCTTCGTGCATGGAACTGCTGAAATGAGCGAGCACAACGAAACTTTAAAAAACACACTAGACATAGTGTCGGTCATTGCAACCATAGGGTCTTTCCTTCAAGTGTTTACCCCAATCTTCGGCCTGATTGGCGCGATTTGGACCTCAATGCGTATTGCAGAGATGGTGACGGGCAAACCGTTTCACGAAATTATCAAGCGCAATAAAGATGCCAAGTAAGTCCGGTAAACAACATCGTCTGATGGCCTTGGTTGCTAACGACCCCAAAGCAGCCAAGCGTTTGGGTATTTCTCAATCTGTGGGTCGTGATTTTATGAAGGCTGATAAAGGCCGCAAATTTGGTTCTGGAGGATCTATGAAAGAGTCGAAAGCAATGATGCGTAAAGAAGTCGCCTTCATGAAAAAGAAGGGGGCTCCGAAGTCCATGATCCGCCACGAGGAAGAAGAGATGCGTGGCGGCGGAAAAGGCAAGGTTAAAAAGTTTTCCAATGGGCGGCTTGTTCCGAATCCAAACGTTGCTAACCCTAACGCTAAAATTGTTCCCGGTATTAACGGGGGCTACAAAGGCTCATACCAGACTCCCATAGAGATTCAAAGACTGCAGTCGTTTGGTAAAGACGTGGGGATGAGCCCGCACCGTTATGAAGAAATGGTGAATAAACTTATCGAAAAAGGGGAACGGGCCCCGCAGGCTATTAAAGAAGCCGGGCAAAAGGCGCTTTCAAAAGGCATCAAGTTGGGTGGGGCTGGCGGTGCGGCGCTTGGTGCGTTGGGTACTGCATACGGCCCGCAAATAGTTGAGCGTTTTAGTGCACTTGCTGGGCGTAAGAAGCCCTCCGTTACTGTTACGGACGAACAGGGGCAGCCCGTACCGCAAGGTAAAGCCCATGGCGGTCAAATTAAATCCAAAGGCGGGTTCCGTCGTCAGGCTGATGGCGTTGCCCACAAGGGTAAGACCAAGGGCCGTGTTGTGAAGATGGCTGGTGGCGGTATGGCTTATTCCAGCGGTGGTTCGGTGTACCGCAAAGGTGCCGATGGCATTGCGTCCAAGGGCAAGACGAAGGGTCGGATGGTCAAGATGGCTTACGGCGGTAAATGCTAATGGCCAGCAGTCCCAAAAGACCGGCTCCTCCGCCGCCGTCACCTTCGGATGATCTTCCTCCGCGTGGCAACTTGCCGGATAGGTCGGTAATCCCGCCGGGCAGAGAGTTCGGTGCTGGTGCGCCCAAGCCGAAACCAAGACCTCCTGTTAAAAAGGCTAAAGGTGGGGCAATCAAGAAGATGCGTGGGGGCGGGTCTCCTGCTCCAGCGCCTAAGCCTTCTCCTTCAATGCTGTCAAAATTGGGTAGTTCCGCTGCCCGTTTAGGTGCGGGCGCTGCGCGGCTCACTGGTATGACTAACATACCGGGGCAACTTGTTAATGCTGCGGTAGCCGCAAAGGATGTGTACGACCAATATCGTAATAGCCCACAGGATCTTCCTGTCCAAACCCCGCAACGTTTTCATGAGGAGTTTTACCCCAATATGCGTAAAGGTGGAAAAGTGAAGGGCCACATGGCTCCTAAAAAGCATCGTTATGCCGGAGGCGGTTCAGTAGGTTCGGCCTCTCGTCGGGCTGACGGTATTGCCAAGAAGGGTAAGACTCGCGGGAAGATGTGCTAATGATGCCCTCCCGAGGCATGGGTGTGATTGCTCCTAGAAAAGTTCCTCGTGCTAAGCGGCGCGGGGACGATAAGCCCGTTGAGGGCACTGGGAAGCCGATCCGCCATGCCGAGGGTGGCAAGGTGAAGAGCAAGGTCAACGCAGCGGGTAACTACACCAAACCCGGTATGCGTAAGAGCCTGTTTGAATCCATCAAGTCTCGGGCGGTGCAAGGTACGAAGGCTGGGCAGTGGAGCGCGAGAAAGGCGCAATTGCTCGCCAAGCAGTACAAAGCGAAGGGTGGGGGATATAAGTCATGAGTTCTTTCTCACGAGATTTTACTCCGCAGACTTTTACTCAAGGCCCAGCCCCGACCACGGGAACGGGAACGCCCACTACTTCTGGCCCTGCACGACAGCAAGGCGGCTACTCGTCCATTCTTAATCAACGGATGGGTGGCGGCGGAGGCGGCGGTGGTCAAGGCATGGGCGGCCTGTTTGGTGGAGGGCTAGGCGGGTTTGGCCCCATGCAGGGTGGCTACGGCGGTATGGGCGGGATGCCGTTCAACGTCAGTGGTTATGGCGGTATGGATGCTGGCCTTGGCGGGTTTGGTGGCTACGGCGGTGGCATGGGGGGCTTTGGATTTAACCCCATGATGGGCGGCTTCGGTGGGGGCTTTGGCGGGTTTAATCCCATGATGGGTGGCTTCGGCGGCTACGGTGGCATGGGCGGGTTTAACCCCATGATGTCGATGGGCCTCGGTGCATTTGGTGGTTACGGCGGCATGGGTGGCTACGGTCAGTTTGGCGGGTTTGATGGCGGGTATGGCGGGTATGGCGGATTTGAAAATTATCAAGCAAGACCGCCGCGACTTGAACCTCAACCTATGCCACAGCCTACTCAACAACCACAAACTGAAAGTTCAAATGTAGAAGCCAGTGCGGATCAAGGTTTAGAGGGTGCCGTTGTTCAACGAAATATGGGCTTTGGTGGTTTTAATCCGATGATGGCCCGATATGGGCAATTTGGCGGCTACAGTCCGATGTTCTATGGGTTTGGCTAATCATGAAAGCCCCCCAACAATCTTTGAAGGCTTGGACGCAGCAGAAATGGAGAACCAAAAGTGGTAAACGATCTTCTGACACGGGTGAAAGATATCTTCCAGAGGCTGCGATCAAGGCTCTCTCCCCCGCCGAGTATGCCCGAACCACTGCCGCCAAGCGAAAAGGTAAAGCGCAAGGCAAGCAGTTCGTACGGCAACCCAAAGGCGTTGCTGCTAAAACGCGCGGCTACCGCTAAGCGGGCGAAGTCAAAAGCCAAAGTTGAGAAGTAGATGGTAGACAAGACTACAGCCACAACTGAGTTCAATCTCGACCTCAATACGATCATTGAAGAGGCGTATGAGCGGTGCGGGTCTGAACTGCGTACGGGTTATGATTTCCGTACGTCTAAGCGTAGTCTTGCCCTTTTGCTGATGGATTGGGCGAACCGGGGTATCAACCTTTGGACGCTTGAGACGGGGCAGCAGGTGCTGTCCTATAACGTTGGAACTTATGACTTGCCTGTAGATACGGTGGACTTGCTTGACCACGTGATCCGTACGGGCTCTGGCACAAACCAGCAAGACATCAACATCACCCGTATCTCATCCAGCACGTATCTCTCCATTCCTAACAAGAATGCGACGGGGCGTCCAATCCAGATCTGGATCAATCGTCGTACGGGTGCAACGGGCGCGAACAACGTAGTGGTCTATCCGCAGTACACGGTATGGCCGTTGCCTGACAACACGACGACTTGGACGCTGGTCTACACGAGGCTCCGTCGGATGTTTGATCCGGGCGTGGGGTCTAACGGTCAGGACATTCCGTTCCGTTTCTTGCCTTGTTTGGTAGCAGGGCTTGCCTACATGCTTTCGCTAAAAATTCCGGGGGCGGCGGAACGAACTGAACTTCTTAAAGCCCAGTATGACGAGGCTTGGGATCTGGCGGCTGGGGAAGATCGTGAGAAGGCGGCAGTGCGGTTTGTACCCCGCGAGAGTTTCTTGGGTGGCTACTGATGCCAAACAGGTTTGCAAGTGGCAAGCACGCGATTGCGGAGTGCGACCGGTGTGGGTTTCGCTACAAGTTGCGGCAGTTGAAGTCGCTGGTGATCAAGACCAAGAACGTGAATATCTTGGTGTGCCCGGAGTGTTGGGAAGCCGATCAGCCCCAACTTTCTCTCGGCCTGTATCCAGTTGACGACCCGCAAGCCTTGCGTAACCCGCGCCCCGATCTGAGTTATTTTGAAGTAGGTAATGACGGCGCGACAGGTAGTCGGCAGATTTATTGGGGATGGAACCCCGTTGGTGGATCGAGTTCGTTTGATGCAGAATTGACACCGAACACATTGGCTCCGGCGGGTGAAGTCGGAACGGTAACGGTCGTAACGACCTAGGAGATTGAGATGAAGAACGGTATGCGTAAGATTGCTAAGGAAGAAGTGGGTAAGCACGAGCGTGATATGCACGGCAAGAAAGGCATGCGGGCTGGTGGTAAGACCAACAGCGAAATGAAGAAGTACGGTCGTGGTATGGCGAAGGTGATGAACCAGCGCAGCCCGATGCGCGGCTCTTCTGGCCCGAGGTAATTGCCATGAAAGACATGGGCAAGATCCACAAGAACACCGAGTCCACGGGGCAGAACGGCTATCCTGAGAAGGATGTCAATAAGGGCGTCACCCACATGAAGATGAAGGGTGCGGGCGCGGCCACCAAGGGGACGAAGTTCGTTTCGCAGATTAACCTGCAGTACAACGGCAAGGTGCGGGCTGGCTGGTCGTGAACTATTCGCAACTTTCGCAGTTGATTCAGGATTATTGTCAGTCCACGGAGACTTCCTTCGTGGCGAATATCCCGACTTTTGTCCAACTTGCGGAAGAGCGGATCTACAACTCGGTGCAGATTCCGGCAATTCGGAAGAACGTCACCGGCACGATGACGCAGAACTTTCAGTACTTTCAACTCCCTTCTGACTGGCTCTCCACGTTCTCTTTGGCGGTAATTGACCCGACGACGGGCGAATACGAGTACCTGCTGAATAAGGACGTGAACTTTATCCGGGCCTCCTACCCGCCGCCCAACTCATACGGCAAGCCCAAGTACTACGCTATTTGGAACAACGCCAGCATGATTCTGGGGCCGACGCCGGACGTAAACTACTCGGCGGAACTGCACTACTATTACTACCCGGTTTCCATTGTCACGAACTCAACCTCGTGGCTTGGGGATAACTTCGAGACCGTGCTGCTCTATGGCGCGCTTCGAGAGGCGTATGTGTACCTCAAGGGCGAGCAGGACATGATGCAGTATTACGACCAGAAGTACATGGAAGCCTTGGGTCAGTTGAAGCGCCTTGGCGATGGCTTGGATCGTCAGGATGCGTACCGTTCGGGTCAGGTTCGGGTGCAAGTCACATGATGAGTGGGGATACCGCACTTGGGCAAGTTTTTGTCCAGACCACAAGCAACCGGGGCTATACTCCCGAAGAGATTGCTGAACGGGCGACAGCCCGTATCCTTCGTGTACAAACGAAGGAAGAACTAAATCGGGTACTGACGAAGTATCTGCACGAAGCGCAAGAGTCCGAACGGATGAATGTGCGGCGTCTTCTTATTGAAAATGGGTTTAACGACGCTGCAAAGCGTTTAGGAGATTAAAATGGCGATTTCTCAGGCCATGGCGACTTCGTTCAAGGTGCAGATCCTTGAAGGTGTCCACAACTTTGGTACTGCGCCGGTTCGCGCCACGGGCACTGCGGATAAGTTCAGGCTGGCATTGTTCACTTCTTCGGCTACGTTGAGTGCTGCAACGACGGCATATACGACGACGCTATCGGATGAGGTGTCCAGTTCCGGCACGAACTACCCGCAGGGTGGGCTGACGCTGACCATTTCGCAGGCCCCGACATTCACGAGCACGACGGCGTGGTTGGACTTTGATGATCTGACCTTCCCGAGTGCCACGCTGACGGCCAATGGTGCGCTGATCTACAACGAAACGCAGGGGAATAAAGCGGTTGCGGTGCTGGCGTTCGGCGGGGATAAGACCTCGACGGCGGGTAATTTTACCATTCAGTTCCCGGCTGCAACGTCCACCACTGCGATTCTTCGCATCGCCTAATTAGTTAGGCAGGGCCGTGGCAGGCGTAATTGTCGCCTTCGACGGTTGGAACGCTTCTGGCGTAGGCTGGGGCGAACAAGGTTGGGGCGAAGGGCATTCTGATGTTACCGCGACCGGTGAGGTCGGATCGGTAGATATTGCCGCGTCTGCAGTTGTCTTCCTGACTGGGGTTGAGGCCACAGGCCAGATTGGCGATGTTACCGTTGTTGCCGAAGCCGTGGTGCTTGTTACTGGGGTTGAAGCCTCGGGGCAGGTTGGGGATGTCTTTGTTGTCGGCGTAGCCAACGTTCTGGTCACGGGCGTTCAGGCCACGGGTCAAGTTGGCGATGTAGAAGTTGAAGCCAACGCGGTTGTTATTGAGGATGGTGTAGAGGGCGTTGGTGAGATCGGTACTGTTGTTATTGCCGCAGCGGCGGTAGCAGCGGTTACGGGGGTTGTAGGGACTGGGGCGGTTGGAACGGTAACTGTTGCGGCAAACGCTAATGCTTCGGTTACAGGTGAGGAAATTACAGGTGCGGTTGGGAACGTCATTGTTGCGGCAGCAGCCGTGGCTGCGGTGTCCGGCGTTCAGGCAGCAGGTCAGGTTGGTAACGTATTCGTTGTCACCGACCAAGTGTTGTCGGTCACGGGCGTGCAAGGCACTACGGCGCTCGGTAATGCCACGGTTCTCCTCAGTATTGTTATCCCGGTCACTGGCGTTTCGGCTACTACAGAACTTGGATCGGTCACTACATCCGCAGGGGCAAATGTTGTAGTCTCTGGGGTATTTGGAACGGGCGTTGTTGGTGCGGTTAACGTTTGGGGAATTATTAATACCAACCAAGACGCGAACTGGACTGGGGTTGGGGTATCTCAGACAGCGAACTGGAATGATATTGGAACATCGCAGAACGCGAACTGGACTGGGGTCGGGGTATCTCAGACAGCGGGTTGGAATGAAATTAATGCGGCGCAAAGTCCGAATTGGACTCAAATCGCTGCGTGAGGTAACTGAAAATGCCGAGTACATACAGCACAAATCTTGCCCTTGAATTGATCGGTACTGGTGATCAGGCCGGTGTCTGGGGCAATACCACCAACACTAACCTCGGAACCCTGATCGAACAGGCGATCTCTGGGTATGTCACTCAGGCAGTTGCCACGGGTACGGACACGACGATCACGATCCCGAACGGTGCCACGGGCGTAGCCCGCAATATGTACATTGAGTTGACCGGCACGGGTGGTACCAACACCAACCTGATCGTCCCATCCAACAAGAAACTCTATTTCATCTTCAACAACAGCACTGGTGCAGTGACTGTGAAGGTCTCGGGCCAGACTGGGGTCTCGGTGCCGCAGGGTAAGAAGGTGGTGCTGGTTAGTAACGGCACGGATATCGTCAACGGTATTAACTACATCGCTGACTTCGGAACCAACAGTTTCACCGTTACGAACCTGACGGCAACCAGCGCGACCATTACGACCCTCACGGGCACTTCGGCTGGGATTACGACCATTTCCAGCGGTTCGGCCAACATCACTCAGTTGCAGTCTACTTCTGCAACTATCACTACGCTTACGGGCACTTCGGCCAATATCGCTACGCTCTCCGGCACCACGGCGACTTTCACTTCGGCTACGGTCACGAACCTTGCGCTGACTAGCGTCACGCTGTCTAACCTAAATATCGCCTCGGCCAACATCACGACGCTCACTTCGTCCTCTGCCACCATCAGCACCACTCTCGCTTTGTCCGGCGGCACCGCCAACGGCGTGTTGTATTTGAACGGCAGCAAGGTGGCGACGAGTGGGACGGCGCTGGTGTTTGATGGGACAAATTTTGGTTTGGGAACAAACACCCTAACTTACACATTCAATGTCGCCGCTCCCACAGCAAGAGCAAATTACACTTCAACAACCGGCACTAATACGGTGTGGCAAAACCACGCTAATACTGGCGGTAATTTTTACATCGGAATTGAAAACTCTGCCGGAACCGCGTTTGGCACAACGGCGTATTCCAGCGTTTTGTGGAGTACCGGCTCTACTCCAATAGTTTTTGCAACTTCCGGGGCCGAACAGATGCGCCTCACCTCCACCGGCCTCGGCATCGGCACGAGCAGTCCGACGCACAAACTGCAAACAAACGGCTCTGGTCGGTTTGGAACAATGACAACTGGTCCGGGATTGCTTTCCGGTTCGTCAGACACTTTCCAAGTGGGGCTTAACCAAGATAACACCAACACGACAAACACTCAGGTTTGGGCGGAGTACGTCAACGGGGCAACGTCTGCATCATGGGCCGTTCGTTATCGCGCTGCTAACGATACTGGCACCGCTAGTACTCGGCTTTTTCTTGATGCAGCATCCGGCAACCTCGGCATCGGCACGGCGAGTCCGTCAAGCAGGTTGGAGGTTTTAAACGGCGGCGATTCTATTGTCACCATTACTGGCAATACGGCAAGTGGAAACTTTGCTAGCGTAGATTTCAAGCGCAACACCGGAACGGTCAACGCTGCTGTTAGAAGCCAATCTGTTGGCGGCAACGATATCGGTGAAATGTATTTTATGACTCGCCCCAATGCGGGAAGTCTCACCGAGCGTATGCGCCTTGACTCCTCCGGCAACGTCGGTATCGGCACGAGCAGTCCGACAGCGAAATTAACTGTTTACGCGGGTGCTGATGGCGATGTTGGTTTTTTCCGTGGAGGAAGCACTCGGCAGGTTCAGATTGGCACGAGTAGTACCGCTGGTTATATCAACACAGACAATGGTTCAGCAGGTCTTGAAATTCGTACTCAAGGTACTGCAAGGGCTTATTTTGACAACTCCGGCAACCTCGGCCTCGGGGTCACGCCGAGTGCGTGGATAGACTACAAAGCATTGCAGACAACTGGCGCGTCGTTTATTGGCTATTCCGATGGCGCATCAAATAATCAGGCTCATGTAGTTGCCAACGCATACTTCACTACAGGAAGTGCTTGGAAATACATCTACACCGATCATGCTTCTCGGTATATGCAGTATGACGGGGAACACCGTTGGTACAACGCCCCCTCCGGCACCGCAGGCAACA